CCCCCCCCGCTGGATCAATCCATGATCCCAAGCGTGTTTTGTGTTTTCTGAAATAGTGGCCCATTCCAGTTGGGAAGCCCTGCAATCATGCTTTTTCCCGTGTTTGTGGTTTACCACCGGTTTATTGTCCGGGTTCGGGATGAAAGCCAACGCCACAAGGATATGTAACCGGCAATTCTCACCATCCAACTTCACCCGCAAATAACCGGAACCATCATCATAGGGTTTCAACAGCTTCCCGGTTTTCACAGAACGAACTTGGGCCAATCGGTTGATCTCATAATTGGGGTGGCCGGGGCATGGGTGCCATTTGATAATCATTGGTTCATGGCTCCAAAGCAGAAACACACGGCGAACACGATCAATAAGATTACAGCAACTTTCATTACTGCCCACCGCCTTTCAGGGTGATCTTCACATAACCGGCCTTGGCGGTGGTCTTGGAACACTCGGAAGCAATGTCCGGGTATTTCTTCTTCAGCTTGGTGGAATCAATGCTGGTGGCGTTGGTGGGCTTCACAAGGGTAAGGTTCAGAACATCGGATTCAAACTTATCCACGCCGAACTTCACCATTGCTTCATACAGCTTGGCCTTCATTTCCTTTTCCTGTTCCTCAATGGCCTTCTTGTGGGCGGTCAGGGAAGCAATGGCGTTCAAGGTGGCAAGCTGTGTGTTCTTGAACTCCTGAAGGGCCGTTTCTTCATCGAAGGTGGCCGAACCACAGGCGTTCGGGTTTTCCTGACAGGAATCAGGACAAGTGTGGAAATCCGGGCATTTGTGGCAACACCCATCAAATTTTCCACGGGGGCAAGCATTTTCACATTTGATCATTTTTCGGGTTCTCCTTTCAGATAAACATTCAACTGCTTCAGGCCGAAGGCGGAAGCGGCTTCATGGTTGTCAAAATAAATGTCGATCTGGTTTTCACCGTATTTGTCAATCACCCATTGGGCGGGGCGATCCTGAACGATGTATTCACCCAAGCCTTCTACTTCCACCACGGTTCCCAAGGGAAGCGGGGAAGCACAGGAAACACCGGCTTTCAGTTCCACACCAGCGGCACCATACACAATGCCGTTGGGCCGGTTCTTGGCCCATTCGCCGCAACACTTTTCACAGGAACAATAGGCGGTAATTCTGAAACTGCCCAACAGCACCGGTTCAGGTTCGGCGGGTTCTTCCACCAGCGGAATTTCCACCGGCTCCAAGGTCACATCCGGGGTCACGGCGGTAAGCTGATCCGGTTCAATGGGGGCATCCGGGGCCTTGCTGTTGACAGCAGAACAGCGCCCAAATATAAACCCCATTGCAAGGCCCATCAGAAGGGCCTCAAGGAACATCCGCCTGAACCGCTGGTTAAGGGCTTTGCGGCGCTGTTGCCGCTTGCTCATACTTTCTGAATAGTTCATCGGTATAGTCCTTTCTCATTTCCAAAGTGGAAAGAATATCTTCTTCAACCGTTCCCGGACAGATCATCAGGTAATAGAAACAGGGCCGTTCTTGCCCAAGGCGGTGAATACGCTTTTGGGATTGCTCCCACAATTCCGAACCTTGGGGAAGGCTGAAGTAAATGATTTTGTTGGCAAGCTGAAAGTTGCCGCCCATTGCACCGGCCTGATACTGAATGAAGGTAATGCTGTTATGCTGGTAGCGGTAAGCATCCAAGTTCTTTTCTTCACCGGAAAGAACAGACACAGGCCGGTTCAGGCCCTTGGCAATCCCCTTCAGGCGTTCCATTTCTTCCGTGAAGTTATAGAACACGATCAAGCGATCTTCCGTGCTGTTCAGCAAATCCCGGAAGGCTTCATAACGGGCTGGGTTATATAGGCCGCAAAGCTGACGGGCGTAAAGGCGGCGGGTCAAGCTGGTATCACCAATCAATTCCCGTTCACAATGGGCATTGGAACCGTAGAAATCCGCATCTAGTTCAAATTCACCAAGGTTGGCGCTGTCAATCGCAATATAGCGATCATTCCAGAACTTCCAATAAAGGGATGAAGGGCGGGTTTTGACTTTGATCCAGTTCCGTTCTGGTAGGCTGATCCCGGCTTGTTCGGTGGTCATGAAAACGGCCCCATGTTCGGCCAGCTTCATCTTCAGCCGGTCAACATTCTTGTAGCCGGTAATCTGTTGCCGCCAAAATCCATCAGTTTCAACCCATTCCGTTTGAATGTACTGCTTCCAGAACAGTTCTTTTGAAATCTTCCAGCCCAACAGTTGGCATTGGCTCCACAAGTTTTCATACTTGCCGCCCGTGGGTGTACCGGAAAGAAGGATCACATTATCCGGTTTCAGCCCAAGAATGAACTTTGACCGTTTGGCGTTCTCGTTCTGGATCAGGGAACTTTCATCCAACATCAGCGTGAAGCCGGTCAGGGTTTTCAGAACCTTCCGCCTGAAGGTCAGTTCGTAGTTGATCACGCCACAAATCCGATCCGGGTTATCAACTTCCATTGCGGCCTTCATGAACCAATCAAATTCATTTTTCTTGGTCATGTCATAAATCACCCAACAATGGTTCATGGCGTAATTTTCCGTCATGTGTTCAATCCAGTCTTGAACCTTTGAACATTGACACACCAGAAGATTTACACGGCTATTCAGCTTCATCATTTTTTCGGAACCAACAAAGGTTTTCCCAAGGCCCATATCAAGGTAATAGGCCACCCGGTTTTTTCCCTCGGTTTCATCAAGGGCCTGTTGTTGGTGCTGGAACAGCGTGATCATAGGGTTTCAGGCCCTTCAATCATGGAAAGGTAATTTTCCACATTCACACCACGGGAAAGAAGTTCGGCCTTCATAGCCATTCCCAAGGGGCTGTTCAGGGCGTAATCACTCACCTGCTCCGGGGAAAGGGAAGTGATGTTAAACAAGGACTGTTTCACCAACTCGGAATGACCGCCACCGAAGGGGTCAAAAGGGCAACAGTCAGGGGTGGCGTCAATGTCACGAACCACCATAGCCACCACCACGCCGGGGCGGTTCTTCAACATCTTCACCGTGTTCAACAGGTGATCGGTTCCCATTTCTGCGGGGCGGAAAGCCTGTCCACCGGCTCCAATCCACAAGGTTCCATCAAAACGGGTTTTCATGTTCATCATCCTTTCTTTCCGGTCAGGCGAACAATGTAAATGCAGTTGTCCACCCGGTATGCGTCATACCCTTTCGGGTTCTTCTCGTTGTACTTGCGCCGGTGGCTGGAAATGGTGGAAAGTTTGGTTTTTGCGGCCTTGGCGCTTTCATACTGGAAACACATATTCTTTGCGTTTCCGCTGGTCAGGAAATCTTCAATGGCTTTGACTTCCTCGCTTTTGCTCCCACCGTGAAACTGGTTCTTGGGCGGGGCCTGAACATTGTATTTGATTTCCAAAAAATCACCTTCTTCATAAAATTTCAGTTCCGGTGGCCGGGATCGTGTCTATGTAACACAGATCATCCGTTCCGGGGATCACATCATACAGGCTAACGGTTTGGGGTTCTTTGGCCCGTTTTTCCCGCTCATGCCCTATGGCTGACCGCATAGCTTGACAGGCCACGGTGACGAATTTCACCCTTTGCAGATCAGGAAGGGCAAACCAGCGTTTCACAGCAAGCAAATAGCGGAAAATCACCACATCAAACCATTCCGATCTGTTAAGGCCCTGCTTGTCTAAATACCACCAAACAATGTTGATGTTGTCCGTGGCAAATTGGGCTTCTTTAGGGGTAAGGGGGCGTTCATAAAAGGATTTTGGCAACCGTAATCCGCCGCCCACCTCGTTTCTTTCCGGTTTCACACATCCCCCCCCCCAATCCGTCAGGCAGTCAGGCCGAAGAAAGAATTGAACTGATCAGCACCCACATAATCACGGAACTTGGTGGGGTTGATGTAGTAATTCCAGCAAGCGCCGGTTCCGGGAACAGCGTTCCCGAAGGGAAGAAGGCCACGCTGAAGGCCGATTCTGACGAACTGATCAGATTTTCCCATGCACCGGGCGGCTTCCTTCACGCTGATCTTCTTGATGGGCGGTTCCGCAACCGGGGCGGCTCCATAACCCATCAGGTAATCAAAGGAAACGCCGGTGGCATCGGCAAGGGCCTTGATACGGTCAGGGCCGGGGGTGTTCTTCCCGGAAAGGTATTGGCTGATAGCGGCCTTGGAAGCCCCGGCCTGTTCAGACAGGGCGGATTGGCTCATGTTGGTCTGTTCCATAGCGTTCTTCAGACGCTCTGCAAAAGTGGTCATTGTGCATACTCCTTTCAAACAGCTTTATTGGGTTATCACTCTTGTTCTTCAAAGGCCACTTCACATTCTCCACAGAGAACATGAACTTCCTTGGTGGCCCGGATGATGGTTCCGCAACAGGGGCAAACATACTTGCGGGAACTTGATCCCCCCCCTTCCGGGAACCCTTCAGCGGATTGGTACGGGGCCGAACCAGACAGAACCCGGATTTGCCAAGGGATTTCACGAAGGCTTCAGCTTGCGGGTTCAGGGCGGTTTTGTGCCATCCGTACTTTTCGCCTTTCTCCACGGTCAGCCCGTGGGCTTCAGCGGTTTCTTTGAACTTCCGGTTGTGGTAGGAACCAGAACGGGAAGTGTCCTGAACATTGTCCTGAAGGTTCTGAAGGTGAACCATTTCGTGAAGCAAGGTTCCACAGGTTTCTTCAAAGGGGCGGTTCAGGTATTCGGCACACAGGTTGATTTCGTAATAGCCGCCTTCCTTGGTGCCGTCTTGCCACGCCTTCCAACCAGTACACCACCCATAGGCCCCACGGGTATAATCCGGGGAAACGGTGATCACAGGCTTTTCCAGCTTCCCTTCAAAGAAGGCTTTGTTGAACTTTGAAAACAAGGTTTCAAGTTCATCAATGACCGGTTTCAAACTGACTTCATTCATGGTTCTTACTCCTTGTGGTGTCCTTTAGGACACTTTCGCATCAAAAAAAATTCCCACCGGGGTTTCAAGGTTCAGAAAATCCACAATCTTCTGAATCTCGCCTTGGGTGAACTCCGAACCCCCATTACACTTTCGGTAAAAGGCGGATCGGGAAATCCCAAGGACTTCACACAGCTTGGCACGGGTGACACCCCGAACAGACATTTCATATTCCAAGCGGGCCTTGTTCATTCGCTCACATCCTTTCTTCAAAAATAGAACAGCCAAAGCCCCAACAAGCAATTTCCGGGCGGTCATACCTTTTACATGGGGATTGATACCCAATACCCGAACCCATAAACCGGGGGCGCTCATGTTGTCGCTGTTGCCCTGCCATCATCAGCACCGGTGGGGCAGTTCCGGTGGACGGGCCATCAGGCCCGTTTCGGCTTTAAGAATTGAAACATCCTTCTCCGATCACTGCGAAGTAATGCCAACGAAATTCTTCATCAGCTTTAAGAAGGCGAACCTTGATCCCAAATTGGTGCATACCGCTGAAGCGCCTATCGCAAGCCCATTTATGAATTGCAATTTCTTTGGCTTCTTTGGCGGTTTTCGCTTCAACATGGATGATCCAACTTTGTTCCCCGCCTTTCTTTGTATAAAAACGAACTTCATAATACTTACTCATATCTCATATACCCCTTTCGGTGTCTTATTCGCTTTTGCCGTGTCCTTTAGGACACCATCATAGTATCACACCCCTTGTCGCTTGTCAACCCCATTTGTGGATTAAAAGAAACTTTTTTTGTTTTTTCGCTTTAGGGGTTGCAAAAAAGACACATTGCGGTTATACTGTTGTTACTAACCGTGAAAGGGGTGTTGATGTGGCTGATTTGACTATGGGCCAAAAAATCAAGGCTTTGCGTGAAGAAAATAATCTTACTCTTGAACAGGTGGGCAATGCTGTTGGTGTAGGTAAAAGCACCGTTCGGAAATGGGAAAATGGGATTATCGCCAATATGCGCCGTGATAAAATAGCAGACTTGGCGAAAGTTCTTCACACCACACCGGCCTATTTAATGGGCTGGAAAGAAGAAGTTGAATTGGATAACCTATTTAGAATTGAAAAGCGAAAGTTCCCATTACTTGGGAACATTGCTTGTGGAACCCCTATCTTTGCCAATGAAGAAAAGGAACTGTATGTGGAAGCTGGTGCAAACATTCATGCTGATTTCTGCTTGAAGGCCAAGGGTGATTCCATGATCGGGGCCAGAATCTATGACGGGGATATTGTGTTCATCAGAAAACAGGAAATGGTGGATGATGGTGAAATTGCCGCTGTCCTGATTGGTGATGAAGCCACATTGAAGCGTGTTCAATATAATCCTGAAGAAAACGAACTGTTGTTGTTCGCTGAAAATCCAAAGTATAAAACCATGCGTTACACAGGCGAAGAACTGAATCATATCAGGATTCTTGGAAAAGCCGTAGCCTTCCAAAGTGATATTCGTTGAAAGGGGGAAACCTCATGCTTGGAAAAAAAGAACGCTGTGCGATATGCGGTGAAAAACTTTCCTTTACGGCAATTCAAATCAATGGTGGTTCCATTTGTCCTGCTTGCAACCGTCTTTCCACCGGCTCCCCCTTGGCATCTGTGGAACAGGTGAAAAAGGCATGGGAAGAAAACCACAATCGTTTCCGTAACTTCAAACCCGGAATGGTCATTTCAGATTTCGCAAGCGGCTTTTTGTTCATTGATCCTGAACAGAAAATGTTTTACCTGTCCAACAGTAAAAAAACAAAGCTGGAACCTGTTGTTTTCAAGTTCTCTGAAATCAATGCCTTCAAGATTGAACAGGTTGGACAGAAAACCATTACTAAGACAAAAGGCGGGATTGGTAGGGCCGTTGTTGGCGGGGCCTTATTCGGAACAGCCGGGGCCATCGTTGGTGCCGCAACTGCCAAACAGGAAACGAAGGAAGTTGGTGGCGTTCCAATTTTATATGTTGATTTGTCCATCAACGGGATGAACACTACCGCTTCCATCTCCAACCCACCCCTGAAAGCCGCTGATTATCTTGAAAACGCTATGAATGAATAATCCTTCAACATTCAAGATCAAATCCCTTCTGGTTATATTTTTCATACTTCTTATATACTCTTTTTTTCTTTCATGTTTGAAGTATCTGCACTATCTTGAATGTTGAAGGATTATCCCAAACCGCTTGCCTTACCGGGCTTTTAGTTCATTCAACATCCATTCAAAATGCAAAAAAAAAATGACCGCCCCCGGTCTTGCACACCGGAAGCGGTCAGGCGAAACAAACCCTTTTGAAGTTAATGTTTCAAACGCCTTTGAACATTATATCACATGGGGTTTAGCTTTGCCATACCCAATTTTGAAAGTTCAGGTGATATAATGCGAAATCCAAACGGGTATGGAACGGTTGCAAAGCTATCAGGCCAACGCCGCCGCCCATACATTGTGAAGAAAACCATAGGTTGGAATGACAAAGGCCATCCCATCTATGACATTATCGGCTATGCTGAAACCCGTGAAGCCGGGAACATCATGCTTGCTGAATACAACCGTGATCCTTGGGATGTTGACCGGGCCAAGATCACCCTTCAACAGCTTTTTGACCTCTGGAAAGAAAAGAAGTCCCCGAAGCTGGGGGAATCCAACCGTTCTTCCCTCTGTTCAGCGTTCAAGCATTGTTCAGCGTATGTGAACAAGCCTTATAAACAACTGCGATCCTACCAAATGCAAGAAACCATTGATGGTTGTGGGAAAGGGTATAGCACCCAAGCGGCCATCAAGAACCTGTGGGGCCACCTTGACCGGTTCGCCCTTGAAATGGATATAATAAACCGGTGCTTCTCCGAACTTCTGACTTCTGATCCAATACCGCCCACCAGCCGCCTTCCGTTCACCAACGATGAAATCAAAACGGTGTGGGAACATCAGTCTGATCCTTGGGTTGATACTGTTTTGATCTTGCTATATTCCGGGTGGCGTATCTCTGAATTTTTGAACCTGAAACCTGAAGATATAGACTTGAAGGAAGGCACAATGAAGGGCGGCACCAAAACGAAAGCCGGTAAGAACCGCATTGTTCCCATCCATCCAAAGATCAGGCCCTTGATTGAACGGCGGCTTGCCGAAGGTGGCCCCCGGCTGATCAGCTACAATGGGAAGATTTGCAATCAAACTCAATACCGGATATTTTGGGCGGATATTATGAAGGCCCTGAAACTGAATCATACCCCGCACGAATGCCGCCACACCTTTGAAACCAAATTGGATAGCGCCGGAGCCAACCGGAAATGTATTGATTTGCTCATGGGTCATGTGTCCAAGGACACGGGAAACCGGGTCTATAATCATAAGACTTTGGACGAACTGAAGGCCACCGTGGAACTAATCCCATAGGGTTCAAACCTGTGAACATTTTAGGCCGCTGAACGCTGAACTATACACACATTAGTAACAAGAAAACCCCGAACCCCTGAAAAATCAAGGGTTCGGGGTTCGTCTGTTTTTATTGTACCATATTACCCTTGTTTTTCCCAGTGTTTTCAATGGCTTCCGAGCTTTTTTGCGCCGTTCAGTAAGCACTAATTAATCTTTTTGTGAAAAGGGTAATACGCATTTCAGGTAGCGGGGGTGTAAATAC